AGGTGCTGACTTTTATCACTATACTGATACTTGGTGGTTACATGCTTGGGGTAATTGGCTACCAATACATTATGGACACACAAAACATTCTTATCAAAATGCAGCAGCATATCAGACACATTTAGAAGAAGGTAAAGAACCATACACTTTTGAATATGCAAAAAGTGATTGGGCAGATTGGAACGATTATGATTTAGGTGCATTGTTCGGAGTAAAACTCAAAGATAATCTTGGAGTGTTTGCTGAAGGTAGATATTTGTATTATTGGGAAAGACCAGCATACGATATCAAATTAGGTGTTAACTATCAATTTATGGGATTTTAATTATGATACTACAGATATTATTTTGTTTAGCAATTATTTTATATTGGTTTTCTGAAGGTGTAACTGAGGGTTGGACTTGGAGTACAAAGAAACGAAAAGAAACCAATAAACTTATTCATCCAAACAACAAATCAAATGGTATATTTGATTATCATATGTGGAGAATATTAGAAAATGTTGGTGTGTGGGGAACTGTAATATTAGCATTTTTAATGGAAGCATCTTTCGCCAAATTCTTTTGGTTAGGTGTCGGTTCTTGGTTTATAGGAACATTCTGTTATGAAGCAGCTCTCAACCATGTAAACAAGGGAACTATCTACAAACCAGTAGATTATAAATGGCACATCTTGGGATATGATATTCCTTGGTGGGGTGGTAAGAAGATATTTATCTTACCAGCAACTGGTTTGGTGATATTAATTTATGGAGTTTTAATATGAGAAAAAAACTAATCGGTGGAGTTTTATTATTGGTATTTATGGGATGTAGTGCATTACATTATATACCAACTTCGGATTCGGATGTTGCTGAAAAGATAAAACAGAAGAAAAAGGAAAGAAATAAAAAACCACCTACAGAAAGGAAGTAGCATGAAAAAACTGTTTTTACTTTTATCAATATTATTTTTTAGTTGTGAAGATACAAGAGAACCAGATGAAGTACCACAAGAGTTAATCCAAATGTGGTTAGATGGTAATGAAATACCTGTATATGATTATTATGAAAGCGTAACTACTTATGGAGTAAAAACTCTTACGGATAGTGGTGATGTTAAAAAGGTATTTGTAATCCATTTTCAGAAGGATGGTGGTAGGATTTCACCTGAAAAAGAACATTATGCTTTGATAATGTATGATATTGATGGTATAGATAATGATGATTTAATTGATGAGGGTTCTTATGTAAATCCAGCATCACAATCTACAAAAGGTGTTACATTGGAGATTGTAGGATTGTCAGATTACACATCAAATGCACAAGGTGCAATAACAAGAAATGAGGACAATGTAGTAGATGGAGTTGTAGAGGGAACTTTCTACAATCCATATAGTGAAACATTACAGAATGGTCTGTTATTATTTGAGAATGTTACGATAGGAACAGATACAGCAAACACATTTTATTCGGAATTTTATTAATATGAACAAAGAAGGGATAAAAATAGGTAAATTGTTATGTGATGCCGATATCATCACAAAGAGACAATTGAGTAAGGCCTTGGCAGAACAAGTCAAAGGTCGTAAGGGGACTATTGGCGAAATTCTTGTAGAGATGGGTGTATGTACATTTGATGATATTACAGAAACAATATTATCTTCACAAGAGGAAACAACTCAACATGAAGAAAAGCATGAGGAGATTCACCAAGAACCAATACAGCCAACTCCAGAACCTACACCACCTTCAGTTCCACAACCTACACCACAACCAGTTCCACAACCTGAACCAATTGTTGAAGAAGAACCAATAGAACTTTCTGAAGAAAAGGTTTTGGGAACTAAGTTTTCTATGTCTTTACAGACATTGGGTGCACTTATTAGTGTTATAGCAGCAGGTGTTGGTGGTTATTATATGTTATTAAGTGAAATTGAAGAAGCAAAAAATTTACCCGAACCACCTTCTATCGAATCGATATTTGGTGATGAATATCCATCAAAACCTGATGGACATAATTGGCCTCGGTCTTATGAACAATATAAATCACAAGTTGGTGGTTTACAAGAGGATATGGACGCCGTCTATGAAACATTAGACGAGTATGAAGAGGCAATTGAAGAACTTGAAAAGCTTGTAGCAAACCTAAGAGTTGAAGTTGCAAGGAAAAAGGATAAATAGGAGTTATATATGAGATACCTACTGGCATTATCGTTGTTTCTTTCTGTTACATTCAGTCAGGGAGTAAACGATAAGAACTTTAAAGAAAAGATAAATGGTGGCATAGTCGTAGCTGTCTTTACATCTGAATGGCAGGAAGCAGAATTTGATAAGAATATACTAAAGGGAGTTGATGGTTATCAAGACGCCGAAATCCTTTATGTAGAAAGTGAACAGGCTAAGAAAGTCACTAAGAAATTAAGATTTAGAAACTTTCCATCTATGGCATTATTTTATGATGGTTCTAAAAAGGAAACTTGGAAGGCTGATATGGATGGAGAATTAGATTGTAGTAGTAAGGAGATTAAATCCGCTATAGATGATGTATTGGCCGAAGATGTATTCTAATGAACATCGCAACAATAGCTGGACATTTAGCCTTTGGGTTAATAGCATTTTCTTTTCTTGTAAAGGATATACTATATCTTAGACTACTTTCAATTTTAGCCAGTTTATTTTCAGTATTTTATAATTTTTATATTCCATTAGAACCTATGTGGCTTCCAATAGGTTGGAACATTGTCTTTGTTCTTGTAAACCTTTATCACATAGCAGTTATCATATATGAAAAACGACCTGTCCATATGGACGATAAAAATAATGAGTTATACGAAACCCTATTTAAAGATTTAACACCCGTAGAATATTTAAAAATTAGTAAGGCTGCAATATGGAAAACATTTAAAGCTGGTGAATTTATTACAAAACAAACACATCTTGTTCCAGATTTAGTATTAATATATAATGGAACTATTGATGTAGCAGTTGATGGGAAAAAAGTAGCACAATTAAAAGATGGACAATTTGTGGGTGAGATGTCATTCCTTACAGAGAAATCAGCAACTGCAACTTGTATTGTAAAACATCCATGTGAATGTTTAGTTTGGAAACAAAGGGAGTTTAAAGAATTGTTAAAAAGAAATCCGTCATTATATTTTACACTTCAAACTTTGTTGAGTGCACAAGTTTCAAATAATCTTGTTAGTAGTTCAAAAGCTGATTAATCTATATTTATTGATATGTTAAAATTAAAAGACCTACTCGTAGAAAGAATTGATTATGAAGATACTGCTCGTATGTTAGTAAAACATTACGGGCTTCGTTCCAAAGTAAGATTTGGTAAAGTCAAAGGACAAAACGAAGCAGATTATGATTGGGTTAAAGATGTTATAAATCTAAAACGAAAATATCCAAATGTCAAGGAATTTATTGTTTCAGTATTACACGAAATAGACCACGCAAAAATGAGACAGAAAATGGGAGCTAAAAAATACGAACACGAGTATATAATGGCAGGAGAAGAGGCCGAACAAAAAGGTGGTGATTTTCACGATGATAACTTTTATGAAGAACAGGCCGAGAGATGGGCACAAGACGAATATAGGAAAAAATGGAAGCGAAAATTTAAGTAATTTGAGAAATTAGGGTTATACTTATATATATGAAAACAAGATCTGCCAAGAATAAGGGCAAAAGGTTACAAAATTCAGTTCGAGACATTCTTCTCGAAACATTTACACAATTAGAACCAGATGATATTAAATCTACCACAATGGGAGAGAGTGGAGAAGATATTCAACTTTCACCTGCGGCCCGTAAATTAATACCATATGCTATAGAGTGTAAGAATCAAGAAAAATTAAACATATGGGAATCATTAAAACAGGCAGAATCTAATAGTGAAAAGGGTAAACCTGTTTTAATATTCAAGAGAAATCGTAGTAAAACTTATGCTGTATTGGAAATTCAAGACTTTATAGAGTTAATAAATGATAGATCAGACTAAATTAGCACATCTTGTAGATAGAACGATTGGTTCAAAAGGACAGAAACTCAAGAAACAGAATGAGTATATGTATTGGAGTCCATTTGTTTCACATCACAAACCAAAATTACAAATCAATATAATAACAGGTAAGTGGCATTGTTGGGTTTCCAATATGGGTGGTCATAATCTGTTTCAGTTATTTAAGAAAGTAAATGCCACGGGAGAACAATTTAGTGAACTTGGAACTATCGTAGGTGATAAACCATATAAAAAACGCAATGATGATAGTGAAAAGAAAAATATAAAAGTAGAATTGCCCGAACATTTTTTATCATTGGCATATAAACATCCATCTCCAGTTTATAAAAATTCAATAATGTATTTACAGAAAAGAGGAATAACATACGAAGATATTTTAAAGTATGGAATTGGTTATTGTGATGAGGGGTTATACACAAATAGAATTATTATTCCATCTTATGATGAAGATGGACAATTAAACTTTTTTGTAGGACGAGATATTTTTGAGAGTAAGATGAAATATCGTAATTCACCCACACAAAAAGACATCATAGGATTTGATTTATTCATCAATTGGGATGAGCCTATTGTGTTATGTGAGGGTCCATTTGACGCTATTGCTATCAAAAGAAACGCCATTCCGTTGTTCGGAAAAAGTATTTTACCAAAATTAAGAAAAAAAATTATAGAGAAAAAAGTAAAAACTATATATATATCATTAGACACAGATGCAATAAGTGATGCAATGAAGATGGTAGAAGATTTCATGAATCACAATATTGATGTCTATTTTGTTAAACTAACAGAGAAGGACCCATCAGATTTGGGATTTGAAAAAGTTACAGAACTTCTTAAAGAAACTGATAAGATGAAGTTTTCAGATTTGATGAGGATGAGACTAAATGGTAAAACGAAACGATATATGGAAATTTAATGATATTGAATGGAAGATTCATATAACGAGTGAATCGTTAAAGAAAAATTTGCAAGAAAAGTTTAATCTTGGGAATTCAGGTACTATTTATTATGAGAATGGTAACTTCCAAGAGGAAACTTCATGGGATATTATAGTTCCAGACAATTTAATTAACAAAGTGAAGAAATACATCAAGGAAAATAGTTGACAAAAAATGTTGTAAAAGTTCCATTTCGTAAACTTAAACACATTCACCACATATCTGATATACAAATCAGAAATTTGAAACGACATAGAGAATATGAAGAAGTCTTTATGCGTTTATACGAAAAGGTCAAAGAAAATAAAGACAATGCAGTAGCTTATATTGGTGGTGATATAGCTCACTCTAAAACTGAAATGTCACCTGAATTGGTTGACCAGTTGTCAAGGTTATTTAAGAATCTATCTGATATATGTCCTACAATTATTATTGCAGGTAATCATGATTGTAATCTAAACAATCGTTCTCGGATGGATTGTCTTTCCCCAATAGTAGATAATTTAAAACATCCAAACTTACATTATCTGAAGGATACTGGCGTATATAAATGTGCTGATGTATCTTTTGTGGTGTGGGATGTTTGGGATACTAAGAAAGATTATATTAAAGCGAAAGATGTAGAGGGTGATACAAAAATAGTTTTATTTCACGGAACGGTAGATAGATGTGAAACTGATTTAGGATTTAGATTACCTTCAGATGTGAAGATTACCCAATTCAAAGGTTATGATATGGGATTGTTGGGTGATATTCATAAAAGACAACACTTGAATAAAGAAGAAACTATTTCTTACTGTGGTTCGTTAGTTCAACAGAATCACGGAGAAGGATTAGACCACGGCTATTTACTATGGGATGTTCCAAAACGAAAATCTACTTATATTCCTGTTCATAATGATTATGGATATTACACAATGGATGTTGATAATGGTAAAGTTCCTGAAGTAGATGATATGCCACAAAAGGCCAGGTTAAGGGTAAGGGTATCCAATACCGACTCAGTTCAATTAAAGAAGGCGTTGAGTGTAATACAGACCAAATATGG